ATTCTAGCAAATTGGTTTCCTGTAGGAAAATCTGGATTTGTTACATCACTATTTTCAATTCTTGAGTAAATTAAAACTCTATTAGCACCAAGTTCTTTATCAATATCTGCACCATGTCCACCTGGTGAAGGAATAATTACTGAAAAACTAGCACCAGATCCAGTTACAACACTATCAAGATCTAGTGTAGCAAATGTATAACCAGATCCACCATTAGTTACAGTTACTGATGTTGGTTTTCCATCAATAAAGGTAACAGATGCTAATCCATCTTGACCATCACCTCTTATGGGAACATTATTTTTTGATCCACTATATTGATATGAAGCTGAAGTTACGTCTTCAATTGTTATAACTTCAATTTGTCCATCAACTGCAGCGTTTCTAACATCGGCAACATCAGAATTTGTTTTCCAATTTGCAGGAACTGGAATATACTCTACGCTATCAAACTTAATGATGTCACTTGGTTTAATCGAGAACAGATATTTCCAAATATATCCATCACTTTCTAATCTTGGTTGGAGATCCGTATGAGTTGGTTCTTCCAAGGAAATAATTCCTTTTCCGCTATTTGACGGAGCAGCACCATTATAAATGCACTCATAAACTCTATAGTCAGAGTTCATTACATAAAAATTTGTTCGATACAAACTAGTTGCACCAGTTTGAGGTGAAGTTCTATTAATACTGTAATCATGTCGGTACATTTCATAAATTGTACCTGATGTCCAAGAAATTTTTCTGATAACTTTTAGGACATCACTTGATGTGATTTTCTTTGCAGAAATTAGAGTATCATATATGTCACTATATTGATCGAAACTATCAATTGGATATGGTGTATTAGTATTCCAATCTGCACTTACTTCAGTGGCATTTGGTAGACCAATAAACACATAATAACTGTTATCAGAGGTCGAAATACCACTGACAAAGTTAGATGCATTCAATACTCTGATCTGATCAGTAATGATCGCGGGCATTATTTTCTAGACTTTTTGTTTTATTTATGAGTAATCTAAAGATAACTTTGTAGTTCTAACAATTTGTGGTGCAGTTGAAATACCAGTTAATCCATTTAAAGGGTTGCAAGTAAACGCTAATCCAGATGATCTTCCTGATGTAAATTTAGCCCAACTATATTCACCATAGAAATTACCACCACCAGATCCTAAACCACTAAAGTTTAATGTATGGTTTGTGGCAATATTTACATGAACTCTCATTGACAATCCAGTTCCAACAGGATCAATATGACTTACCTGATAAACTCCATCTAAAAATTGTGTTGCAAGACCGACTGTTGTTGATCTGTCTTGTGATAATGCTGTTACTCCATTGCCGATATTTGATCTAGAAATAACAAAATAATCTCCTGTTGAAATTCCAGTCACAGTAATATTGCCAAAAGGTGCATCCCTTAGTGGTGAATTTAATGGAATAAAGAAGTTAAATTGAAGTCCTTGACTGGTACTTCCAACTCCAGTAATAATTCCCTCATCACCAAGAACTGAAACTGATGAAACTGTCTCAACTGGTTTTATAAATGTTGTTGTTCCAAATCCAGTATTATCTTTATCACTATCAATAATCTGAACGTCGAATGATGTAGTATTTGGATCTTCAGTTTTACTGAAGATTAAACTTCCACCATCAGCATAGAAGATATTATCCGTTGTGGTAATATTTTTAATAATTCTTGCTGTTGGTTTAATTTTTGAAGCATATTCAACTCTAGATTTACTTACTTTAATGCCATCCACAAATAAATCTTCTTGCTGCTGGCACCAAACAACTGGTCTAAGAGGTGATGTTGATTGACTAATTCCTTGACCTTTATAGTTGTTTGTTTGAATAGTGTCTCTGGAAACAATTGCTCTAACAATTCTTTCACTTTGTTCAATTGGAATAATTTGATTTGGATTTTTAAGAATTGTTACTCCATCGCCAATCTTAATAGTATCAAGTGCTGTAGTAGTGTCAATATCAGCATCTGTTCCACGATAAAATAATATTTGTAAGGAAGATCCTGCTACTGGTGGTTCTACAAATGTTATTTGAGTTCCTCCTTCAAATGTATAAGCATCTCCTGGTTTTTGAAGAACATCGTTGATGAATATCAGCAACACATCTTCCAAATTAATTGGAGATCCTGGAGTTTTTTCAATGCTTAATGGAACCCCATTTTCAGTGATTGTAAATGTGGTTTTAACACTATTAAATTCCGATGAGAAATCATCAAGGACTTGAAGTTTTCCAAGTACCCATCCAGCAAATTCATCATCTCTGGTTTCTTTTACTGTAAATATTGCATTCGCAAACGTTGATCCAATACTCGTAACTGTAGGAATTCCAGCAATTCTTAATTGTTCACCAACAGTAAATCCATAACCAATATTGTTAAGTTGGAAAGATGTTATGCTTAACCCAGAACCAACAACAATAGATGCTGAAGCTCCAATTCCAGTTGAAGAACTAATCAATCTAATATCATCATATGGAATTGGGGCATCAAAAGAAACTACAGGAACATTTGTCCAAGTATATCCTACACCTGGAGTGTTTATGAAAATTTTATCAATATTTCCGTTTAAGACAGTGAACGTGCCAGCAGCTCCAGTCGTAGGATTTCCGCCATTGACATGAACTCTATAAGTAGTTGGACCGTTTCTGTATCCGCTGCCAGAGTATCCCAATGCGACTGTGATCGTTCCAAATCCAGAGACCACTGCGGTTCCTGTTCCGACATATTGTGGTTGATATCCATAACCTTCAGAATTTGCTAAAGAAACAATAAGACCTTTTCTTGGAAGTTTATTAGCGTTTACATCTGAAGTACTATATGCTTCTACAGTTGCATCGCTATTGCCAGTAAATCTTATAGATGTTATACCAGTGGATGATCCTCCAATAAAATTATAATCAACATCTGGTTTCTGGAAAATATTATTAACTAATATTACTCCAAAATCACTGGTAATGCCTGTTGTATTTACACCAGAACTCTTAATAGTGAATGTTTTTGCTATACCAGTAAAGTTTTGGGAAATATCATCAATAATAAGGTTACCATCATAATTTGATCTGATAAAAGATCTACCTTGGAATGAACTTCCATTAGTAACGTCTACATAAACCAAATTATGAGTTCCAATACCAGCAGATGTTAAAGTAATCGCTATGCCAACATTGGCATTGTCTAGAGATGATGAAAATGAATAATTATTTTCAGAATTTTTTATTAAAAAGTAGTTTTCATTGGATTGAAGTGGAGAAGGTGGAGTAAGACTTCTTATTAAAACCTGAGATCCTGTTGTAAAAATATCTGATAAAGCAGTAAAACTGCTTGATGTTAAATTTACATTTTCGGAAGAAAATCCTACAGTATAACGTAATCCACCAAATGGAACATCTGCAAAAGTAATTACATCATTAATGATATTATAGTCACCAAAAACAAGTTGAACAGTGTCTCCAGCTGAATGACCTCCAAATGAAGTTCCCATCCAACGTCTATCAACTAACATTTGATTTGAAACTCCATTAAATCCAATTACTTGGATTCTCATAATTTCGTCATTTATTTGAATTAGATCATAATTTTTAAATATACTAATATCACTGACTTCTAATATTCTATTATTAATGGATGAAAGTGTAGTAGTTGCACCAATTCTTTTATAGATTGGAGACTGAATAATATTATCTAAAGCAATAATACACTTACTATTTTGCTTTTCTGCTGTGAATGAATGCGTTGTTCCTATTCCAACAGAAGTTAAATCAATCGCATCTCCAGCAAAAGCAAGAGTTGTTGCAGCAGCAACCTTAAATTTATTTTCTGCTATTTTAATTGCAAACACTCGTTGCGGTAAAGTTGTAGCTCCACCGACACCAGTACTCGATGGATTTATGCTAATAGCAGTATTTCCTGGTCCAGCATTATAATATAAAGGTTCGCCAGTTACAAAAAAATGATTATCAATAACAAATGTATCAGCCCCAAGTAAAACTGATGATGTATTCGATCCATCAAAAACTTTATGGAAGATAGGATCTCCTTCGTGCGTCAAATTAAACGAATACCTGAAGGTTTCCGTTGCAGAATTATATTGTTTATTTACGGATCCTAACTGAAATCCCATATTGTTTTTGGAATATTTATGGAAGGGTTATGACGACATCACTTGCCACATCATCTGGATTATCAATTCTTATTTCTGAAGTTCTCACAATATATGCTTTATTTGCTTTTGGTGTAAATCTTAATAATCCACTTGCTCCAGAGACTATCATGTCAATATTTTGAATATCTCTTCTATAATCTAAAGATGTTGAAAGGTTATTATATTTTATGTAGTTAACCACATCGCCGTAAATATTTGCTGCTACATGGAAGAAAGAATATTCATTATCGGTTGTATTATGTATTTCTACCAAATATTTTATAGAAACATAACTATTGGAAGAAATTGTAGAAATTATTTCTGCTGATGGTGTAGCAGAAGAATTAATCGTAGTTCTAGTACAATTTAGAGATGCATCTCCAACTTCATAACTCGTACCAGGAATTCCTGTCGAAACTGTTGTAGCAACTCCAACTAAAGTAGAAAGCATTGCAACAGTAACTCCAACTCCAGCTGCTGGTAACCATTTTAATTGTAAATTATTGGTTGCAGTCATATCTACACTAAATGTTCCAAGACCTACACCACTTTCCATTTTTCCAAATTCAATATATTGTGATGTAGATCCTATTCCCAAGAATGATGCTTCAGTAATATTTTTTTGATTAGGACCAATAACAGAAACAATTACACTACCACTCTTAAATTGATTTGCATCAATAGATTGAATTATTTGTGATGATGGGGATCCAGAAGCAGCAATGAAAGATGCTACACCAACTTTTTGGACATGTCCAAATGAAGTAGTTCCAACTCCAACTCCAGGTTCAATTTTTTCTTTATAGAAAGTAAGATCGTAGGTATAAGTTGTATTATATGGTGAGAACAATATTGAAACAGTTGTTCCAGAAATTGAAGTACTAAAATCACCTAAATCAAATGCATCAGATATATCAGAATATTGATTGTTGAACGAAATCGTTCCATCATGGGACACCACAAATTCTGTGTATTGGGTTTCATTAAAGGTAATTCCTAAAGAAGTATCAAGAACTACTTGAGCATAATACTTAATAGCAGATGCAGAAGTAATATCAAAACTATCAAGTTCTAGAGATCTACTAATGTTAGGATCTGAATAGAACTGTGGACTAATATCGTCAATTTCAAGAACTCTATTTGATTTGCAAATTAAAGCATCACCAAATCTATTGGATTTAAAAACAATTTCATCACTAATCGTTGCATCATCGTTTGTTTTTTCATAGACAAGATCCCAATCATGTTTACAATACATTTTTACAGGATCTGGATTTACTAATACAACTGTACTTGCTTGAGTTCCAATTCCAGTTGAAATACTAGTGCTACCAAGTCCAGCAAGACTATCTGATGGTATCAATAAGTCAGAATGTTTTTTGAAACCTGCAATATGTGCCAAACTGTCAACAGGTTCACTCCAACTACTAATACCAACTTTACTTTTTAATGAATATGCAAACTGTTGATAGTAATCACTATCTTGTATTCTTTGGAAAAAGTCATTAAGTTTGCCAGTATCTTTTTCCCATCCAAAATCTTTCGATATGGTTGAATTTACATCAAAGTATCCAGAATAATCTTGCATACTTTCGATAATGCCAGAAGATCCAGAAGTTCTTCCCCTTAACAGATCTCCAGTGTTTAATCCAACAAGACTATTAACTCTTAAAACATTGGTTACTGGATCATTTCCAGAAATAACATTCACAGATGAATTATTTGTATATACTTCTTCACCATTGAAAAATTCACCTTCTTTAAGAGTAATAGTGAATGTAGCTAGATTTTTTACATTAGAAACGGATCCATATTGTTGTCCATCGTGAATACCTGGGTCTTCATCTACAGAATATGAAATCGTTGCCTGATTAATTAATCCAAATGCAGTATTAACACCAGTAATAGTCCAATAGCGATATCCATATTCTGAAGAATTGTATCCTTTACCAGTAGAAACTCCAATATTTTCTACAAATATTTGGTCTCCAACTGCAAATGGCAAAGGATTACTTGTAGTAAATCCTGATGTAGGTGTTTGAAGTCTTAATGTAACATTTGGAGATGAATAAGTGGCACTAATAATTCCAACACCATTTGTATTATTAATTGCAATAGCATCATTGTCAGTGCTCTTAAGATTTCCACCAGAATTAATAATACTTACAGATCCAACACTACTTCCAGATAATGAAGCAACAATACTTACTTGGGTATTGATAGTGTCTGTTTCTCTATTGTAAACAATTACATCTGGAGCAGTTAAGTATTTTGAACCAGTTGATGTAATTGCAACAGTATCAACACTATAATTATCTTTCAATAGTATTACTTGTGGAACTGATGCTTGTGGTTGTAGTGTTTTATCTGATGGATAATCATATCCAAAGTCAAGAATTTGAACACTATCAATAGCACCAACTTTTGATCCCTGTGCTCTTAACACAGCAGAAGATCCTGTTGTCGATGCTACTGATACTGATGGCAATGATTTATAATTTTTTCCACCATCTAAAATATCAATCTTTGCAATTGATCCTTTGGTGTGTGTGGAATTGGTAATATAATTGATATAAGAAGCACTAGTATACCCTACTCTTTCGGGTATTTCAAATACATTGAATGTAAATGATTGATTTGTGGTTGTTGTTAATGAATGAGTGCCAGTGAATTTACTTGCATGAACGACTATTTTTGAATAATCATTAACATCTTTATTGACTTCAATTATTTTCGTTGATGTCTGTGATGTAAACTTATAGTATAGAACTGGTGGAACTTGTTCAGTAAAATGAATGGTTGTTTTTGCTGATGTAATTCCTGGTGCAAACTGATTTGTAATTTCTAAAGATGAAACACCAGATCCAACAAACTTTTTATTGTAATCTTGATCTAAGAAAAATTCTAGTCTAGAATTCAATAAACTTGCATGGGAAACATCAAACTCCAAATAATCTCCAGTTGTTACATCAAGTCTAGGATTTATTGAAGAACCAATACTTATAAATCTGGTAACAGGATCATATAAAGTAGATATTGAACTCGTAGCAGTAGAAACAACTGTAAAATCAATTATATCATCGGGTCTTAATCTATGAGAAGATGCTGTGGATACAACAACATCTACTGTCTTTACACTAGATGAAACAGTATTTCTTCTTGTTGTAAATGAATGACTATTTCCGATACCAATATTTCCATTAAAGAAAACCCTTGACAAATCGGAATTAATTCCAGTTTTTACGTTTGTAAGTGCAATTAAATCTTTTGTAAGTTTTTGCACATACATTTTAGATGGCATTGGAGAAGTCGTGCTTCCATCCAATGAATATGTTAATGAAGTACCAGCTCCAGGACTATAAAATACCTCTTCACCATGAATTAATGGATTATCTGGTAAGAAAATACTTCTCGTTGGAATAAAAATTGACTTTTGACTATTTCCTGCACCAATATAAGAAATAGTTGTACCAATACCAACACCATAAGATAATCCCACACCAACAGAAGATGAAGCATCAAAAAATACAACTTCATTTTTTGGCGTCGATAATGAAACTATCTTATCGAGTTCATAAGTAAATTCTTTTTCAAGACGAACAATCTCAGCACGATTTGTATGTGCAGCACCTGTTGTTCCATTATAATTTCTCAATAAGTTCAATTTATTATTTGCCTTATCAATTCCCATAATTAGGAATTGCTCACTATCAATCTTCAAAATATCATTTACAGAAAACTTGGATGCAAGATCTGTAATTTGAATACTAGTTGTAAGACCAGTCGCTAGCATAGATGTTGCTAGACCTGATGTAAGACGATTTACATTAATTCTAAATGTTCCAGTTAAATTATTGAATGATGTAGATGATATACCAACAACACTTACATAAGATCCATCAACCAAATTGTGTGGAACTGTTGATATCGCAGTTACTGAGTTATTGTTGCATACTAAAGTAATATTACTTAAAGTTGTTATAGAAGAAGTAATATTTGTTACAGCTACGCCAACGATTTTTGATACCTTAGCAATAGCACCAAATCCAGAAGTATTTTTATTATTGAATACAACTCTATCTCCAACGTTATAATCAACACCACTTTCTACAATATTAATTTTTTCAACACTACCGCTCTTTACATTTAAGATTTTAGATTGTGTGGTAGTATTTTTATTAGAATTTGAAATAAATTCATATCCATTGCTAATTTTATATGCATCAGTATTTCTGACCAAATTCAATGAAAGTGGATCAATATCTTGAGTTGAATTGTATGCATAATTGAAAACACTTGGAGTAAAGTTATAGTAATTGCCAATCACATATGGGAATACTGGTTGTCTTACTCCATTAAAAGGACTTCCATTATCGTTAACAACAGATGATGAAACTGTTGTATAGTATGCATATACACCATTTGGATACTCTGGTGTTATTGCAAAGCGACCATTGTACTCATCTAAATCACCACTACCCTGGACGTAATTAAAGTCCTCGACGAAAAATCCAGCTGGATATTGTGAAATGTTTGGACCATCAACTCTTGATCCAGAAATTTTTGCATAACTTGACTGTAAGTACTTTAATGATCCAGTTCCATCATAATTTGTAAAAGCATATGGACCATAGATAGGACTTCCATCATATGCATATCCTAAAATTGGAGAATGCTGAATTCCACTGTCATTTAAGAAAGATCTTAAATTTCTTGGAACATAATAGTTGACGTAAGGATTGCCGAGTTTAGTATTTCTTACGGTCTCATAAAAACCATCATCAGATTTGACATCACCAATCTTTGCATATCTTTCAACTTGATTAACTGTCCACTCTTTTAAATTGGATGAGAATATTGCACCTTGTCCTGGAGTAGATGCAGTAACTGTTGTTCCATTCGTAGTATATCCTGCTCCTTGGTCAATAATATCAATGCTTACAATTTGACCATTTGCAACGTTTGCTTTTGCCTTTGCACCAACACCATCACCTTCAATAATAATATCAGGAACACTAAAATAGTTTGATCCACCACTTTTTACAATAATACTATCAAGTCTACCATTTATAATTAATGGTTTTAGTGAAGCATTAGAACCTTCAATAATTCTGATTTCTGGTTTATAGTTATCATTGATGATTGTCGATCCAAAATCACTACCACCATCCTTTACATGGACCGCAGATATAGATCCTCTAACGATTGGTGTTACAGTCGCATTTGCTGTAGTTATACCTTGTGGACCATTTAAAGTTACTACAATTGGCGGATAATTGAATACATGATATCCAGATCCAACACTACTTAGTCCAACATAATTTGTTAGACTGGTAGAGATAGAAACTCTAAACTGATCTTCATTAATTTTTATTGCATAGTATTTGGTTGTCGTGCTTAATCCGCCAATTGATAGACCTGTTGTAGAATACTTTAACTCTTCTCCAGAACTATATCCGTGATTATTGATTGTAATTACATCTGTAAAGGTATTAATACCAACAGGAGTTGTTGTATTTTCTCGGTTATAGAATGTGCCGTTTTCAATAATATAAACTTTATCTACTTTTAGTCTTCTTTCCTTTGTCGAAAATGCATGAAAACCTTGACCATTAGAAGTGATATCTAATGTTGCAATTCCAGCAAGGGCTTTTTGCCTTGTTTCCGCCAATGAAATGGTGTAATCATTGTTCTTTATAACATAATACGAAGACCCATTGATAAGCGTCCCTGGAGCGGTTCCAAGACCGATTGGAGTTGTTCCACGAGTATTATAAACAATTTCCTCACCATGCTTAAATCCATGTGCTTCTGGGAAAGTAATTTTGTCAGTAACAGTATCTACAATTCCACCAGTACTAGTGCTATCAAAGTCTACCTGATGGGAGACTAATTTCATCTTTGCTTCTGCACTAGCAGAACCATTTCCTCCAGAGATATAGACAGTTGGTGTGGTAGTATAATCTAAACCTTCAGTATCAACAAGAATTTCTTGAATTGATCCAGATACGTGTGTAATTACTGAAGAACCTGCACCAGAGTGTCCATCTTGATAAACTGAAAGTCTTGGTGGGTTAATTACGTCAAAGTTACTGCCTTCATTGAGGACACTAACTGATTGAATTGGACCATAATAAACTTTGTCTGTTGACTTATAAGAATAAATTTCAACACCGTTAACAAATAATCCAACTCCTCCTTGAATAGTTGCAGATTTAGTCTCGCTATATTCAGGAACAGGAAACTTTCTTAATAACTTTTGTGCTCCAATTGTAGAAAATCCTACGTTGTATGGTGTTAATGAATGTGTGGTAATTCCAGATAAATCTCCAGATCCAAATATAGAAATATATTGACCCCTACGAGCATTCTCTAATGAATATGCAAGAGAAATTGTATTGTCATCGATCTTACGAATATAATATGACTGATTAGTGCTTAATCCAGATACTGCACCGTTTGTACCTGATGGTTTATATACTACAAGTTCACCATCATTAAAATGATGATCGGTAATTGAAATTTCTGTAAATGTTGTAACTCCAGATGTAGTGAAGTTTCTAATTCTCTTTTGAGGATTTATATTCCAATGTGGAATGCTATTAGAAGCAACATAAACAGTGTCACCAGATGAATATGTATTTTGAATATCTGCTGTATAATCTTTGTTTGTCTTTAATTGCCTTCTTATAAAATATTTTTTGGATAAATCTAAAGATGCACAATTAACTTGGATAGTTTTATTATTAATAATTTGTAATATTGTGCCTACAGTAATATTATTGTCTTCATCTACGATATCAAGAGTATCTCCAACATAAAGAACATGAGTTGAGAAAAAAGTAAACTCATATACATTAGAACCCAAAGAATTGATTTTATCAATAATATACTTTGTTGATGTGTTGTATATCCATGAAGTAAATCTTGTATCTTTTTGCTCTATACCTAGAGTAGATACATTAATGCTGCTTCCTTCTTGTTGATTTAATGCACTACCATTAAAATTATTAATTGTTCCTACAATGTTTAGATAAACTGGATTATCTAGATTTCCATCTTCGTAAGAATATGCTTGAAGACCATACGCAAAAACAGTAGACCCAATTCCTACTGATGTTGTAATACCAGAAACACCTAAGAATTGGGTATAGTTTTTATCTGTGTAACTTAACTGTAAGTCTTCATATGTAAGATCTCCTGTTGTACCAAATCCGACTGTACTATCAACATTGATGATTGTAGATCCAGTACCAGATGCTTTAGTAACAAATGTTTTTCCTACCTGGAGAAACTTCCCGAGTGTAGTTCCTTTAGAAATGGCAATTTTATAGTATGTTTTACCATCTATGATTGCCTTTTCAACATTATAAATTGATCCACTAGTTTGAAGTGGTGTTGTATTTTGAAATAGTGTTTGTCCTTCAATTTTAATTGGGTTACCACTGACAACTTCACAAACTAATACATCATTTTTAATATAATCAGCATCTGACGGTTTAATTACAAATTTTTGAGGTTGAACCATTTCAACCTGTTCAGCATACAATGCTTTGAAGAGAATTTTGAATGCTTCTTCTGTTCCTTTAGATTTATAGAAATCTTTTGCTTGTCTAATGAAATTGCTTTCGTTTAAATCACCATATAGATTTCTATTTTCAAATCCTGGAAGAACTAATGTCTTTAATTTTTTTAAAAATTCATTAAGAAAGACATTACTGAGATTTTCAACTCGTGCATTTGATGCATGGGTTGAAATACCACTGGAAGTGAATGTTAGATACTCTGGTTGATTGGTTTTGGTATTTTTTTCAATACCACTAAATCCACGAACACACCCAGTAAATGATGTAGACCCAATACCAGTATAAGTGATGATTTCATCATCAATTTTTAGTAGACCCCATTGTGCTGGCCAACCATCTGTTGATTTTACATAAATGGTTTCATCAACGCCACTGATGTATGATGTTAGGGATGTAAATCCAATTAAATTTCTTGTGTTTAGATAATCTAATCCTTTATATTCGACTAGATTGTCTGCAATATCAACAGGACCTCCCTGATACTCCTGCGAGTAATAATATTGCCTTAAAAATTCTCCAAAATAAGGATTTTCGACATCAATGTATTCAGGGATTTGGCTCTGAATAATTTCATTGATTTTGACTTTGGATAGGGAGGTTTCGATCATCTGTTATCTTGTTTTCTTACCGTTTTGATAGCTTGATTGAATATCAAATCTTGTTCCTGAAGTATTTGCACCTGAAGAGATGCTATCTTGCTTCATGTAGAAATTGCTCTTAGAAACATCTAATTGCAAATACAATTCCTTTCTCGCTAAAACATCATTTGATAGCGGAATTGCTTGAACTTCAATAATATTGTCTGCTAAACTGGTTGATGTAATATTTACAGTATCTATAAGGATTTCACCAGTGCTATAATTGACTGTTCCAAATTTGGTTGATAAAATATTCGTCTCTTCATCGGAAAGAATTTGGAAAAGGAAAAGATTTCCGATATTAGATCCATTTACGACTTCATCAGAAAAATAACATGTACCATCTATACCAAATACGCTAAATCCTGTACTCTTGACATTATAATTTTTCTTACCTGTATAGAATTCATTATCAAAACACAATTCATATTGTGCAGGTTGATTTATACGTGCAACAAGATCTCTTCTAATCCTTACTGTTGTAATATTTGAAGTAATAGCAGTATTGACGTTATCAATTAGTGAACAGGTTTTACTATATTTAAATCTTCCCCCAAATTGGTTCATTTCTGAACTTCTAGCATAAGAAGTAATTGCAGAAATAACATCAGTTTTCAGATTATTTGGATCACCAACGAAATTTGCGTTATAGTAAACATAACTGTCAATTTCTACATAAAGATACTTTAAGTCCTCAAACTGAGGAACAATTCCAGCAACAGAATAGTTCTTTAAGGATTGTAAAAGTTGCTTTTTAGTGAAATCTGATAAGAAAGATCCATTTCTTGGTTTAGCAGCAATAAAAACTCGTCCATATTGGGGTGGAGTTAGATCTTCTCCACCATAAGCACTCACACTTTCAATATTTGGATACAATGTTGGTAAAATTGCCTCATAATCACTTGCAGTTACTGCTCTATGCTGAGATGAATACAGTCTAGGAGCAAAGTATTTGACACTTTCGACAGGTTCTATCTCATCTCCGTTTTCAGATGGTACTTGTGCTGTTAAATCAGCGGCAAATGAGGTTATATTTGCGTTATTTTCATCAAAAATTGTTCCAGCAAACCTAAAATCAGTTACTCCATTACCATCTTTACCATTTGTCTTAATGTAAGATGCAGTAATTACGTTTCCTGACTGTAATTTCTTACCAAAAACACCATCACCAAACAAAATTTCGTATTTTTCGTCTGTAGTTTCTTGGATTAAGTAAATATTTGACGTAGAAGTAATACCGAGGATATTATCAACTAGTTGATGCTCAGTAAAAGTTGTATCTGTGGATGTATTTTTTACCTTTATACGCAAAGTTGACGTATCAACGCTGTCATTTGGGATAATATAACGCTGATTTGGTTGAGAATTGTTAACTGTCCAAGAATTTTCTAAATATTGACCTTGATAAATTTCTAAACTACCAAAAGAAGACCCATTTTGCGCTGCTACGGTAACTTTTTCTGGTAGAGAAAAGATAAAATTGACATCCGAAACACTTCCATTCGCAACAACCCCTGGTTGGAATGAAATTGTGTCTGTTGTTGTAGAAATTCCACTAACAAAAAAGTCTACAGTTGCTTTTGCAGCGCGTTTTGATCGTGGTACATATCCAATATTACGTGCAAGAGATACAACGTTCTCACGCAAAGTGGCGGAATCAATAAAAGTTTCATTCACCACCATGTTTGTATTGTAGGCGGTGATATAAGAATTATATGCAAGCAAATTTATGATGACTGAAAGATTAGATCCTTCAAAGTCATAGTCTGTAAAGTTTGTATTTGCTCTTAGATAATCCTTAATTGAGGATTTTATATCCTCAAAATTTAAATTTGTAAATTGTGTTAGTGCCATTATAGTCTAGTTGGTTCTAAGATAAAGGTAACTGTCTGTGTAGGCGTTGATAAACCAACTATGTCATAAGATATTGTGACTTCTAGAGCATTATTATCAGGATCTGGATCAACTTCAACGCTTTTTAGTACAACTCTTGGCTCAAAGTTTGTAATAACAGTTTCAATTTCTGTTTTTATTGGAGCAGTAAAATCGCTTGTTGCTAATTCAAATAGTGCTCCACTAATTCTAGTGCCAATTAGATTGTTAAAAAAGACCTCTCCAACTTGAATTCTTACTAAATTTTGAACAGAACGCTTGATTGCATCCTCATTTTTTAGAGGAAGGATATCATTTGTAACTGGATGACGTTTCATTGACAATGAAATGTCTTTGAAACCTCTAGAAATTTTTTGAAGAGGCACTTTTTATAGGATCTTCGTTTATTTATTCGTATTTATAGGCATTCCATAACTGGGTTCTGTTCCATATTCCCAGTCATCATAATCCTCATCATTACGAATTTTTTCATGAAGTTTGCTCTGAATGATTAAATTGTGAGTTTTTTGCTCCTGAAATTCCATTTTAGTATCTGATTGTGATTAATCAGAACTTTTATAGCGGTTTCTATCGCTCAATTTTTCACTTCATACATGAAATCATCTGAAGTTTCAATTTTTCTTAAATTCTCAACTGAATATTCAGTTAGATCAATTATATATCCTGGATTTTTAGTAATTCTATTCTTTGTCCATGCATCATCATACCAAATAATTTTATTATTTGGATAAGCATAAAAATTTCCATTATCCATTTTAAAGAAATGGGCACATTTATGCTCGGGTGTTTCACTAAAATTGGTATTCAAAGTAGATTTTGATTCCCATGACCAATCTAATGTAAACATATATGTTCCCTGATTTTTTTCTCCACGAAAATTAATAAGATCTGCACGTAAGTTTGCAAGTCTTGAACGAACTTGTACGTCGATATATGGAGAAAAACAATCCCACCACATACACTCTTCAAGTTTTGGAATGGGTGCGTCTGGTTTCCAGCAGAAAGCATGTATTGGTCTTCTTGTCCAATTTACGCCATTTTCTAAGTATGCTTCAAAAAGAGGAACATGCTTTTCCAACGAAGCAACTGAATGCACATCACATAAAGTTACTTCCCCAAATCCCTTTGTATGATTAAAAAGAAATTCATTACGAATGTAACAAGTGAAAGTAGGTAAATTGTGATTTAGATATGCCATAAAAACAAAAAAGACAGGAGATATTTCCTGTCTTATGTATGTGTTATTTTGTATATGTTGATAATAATTTATCTATAGTGATAGAAGCATCAGTCAATTTTATCACTGCTGATGTTACCATCAAGGACATTAATACTGTTGATAAGCATATTCTATTTTTTGTATGGATAAACTCCATCTTCGATAAATGATGTGAAGTGGAATTCAAACCAACTTATTAATTACGAATTATTTTCCTTGACCTCTATAACGCTTTTTAGCACAATTTCTACTAGTCGCAGAAAGCTTTGTGTTTTTGGAGCGTCCCTGACGTGTATTTTTTGGAGATGATTCAATAATTTTTGAACCACTCAAAGATCTTTTCACTGCCATAATTTACTCAATGTCGTAACCAAGATATTCTACCACAATATCGTCAGGATGGGGAGTACCATTCGTATAAAATTGATCAGCAAGTTCTTGCGTGATGTCCAACATTTCTTCTTCCGTTACGGAAGAGTAAATTTTTCTCCCCTGACAATATATATCGTATTTCTCCATGTGTAATCCGACACAAAATACTACTTAATATATTAGATAACTCGTGTCTTCTCGTGTCCTACTCGACAGATTGGATCACACCAAATTTCAAATCCTGCCTTAATAGCATCAAGACAGAACGAAACGTCTTCACCACACATATCCTGAACTTCACCAGATTCAAAAACTTGCATCTGAGGTGCAAACCAAGGATACTTCATCTCTGGATGCTCAAACACACCGTGTTTGATTAGTGTCCAACCAAACCCAGTGTAATCAACAGTGAATGGTTTACGACGCTTTTGAATGCCATCAACCATCTCATGGTTCATAACACCACCATTGTTCTTGAAGTCATCTTCTTCAAGCCAATGTGCAACTGATGTAGTTACACCATCTTCAGTTGCATACCATCCACAAGAGATATCTTTATCCATCCACACTAGGCGATAGAAAGATTCTGTATTGAATACGATGTCACTATCAATCCAAAGTTGGTAATCATACTTCAGTTTACCATCCCAAGGAAGTTGATCGGGACCACGAAGGACGTTAGCACCAAGACACTTGCAACGGGCAAAGTTGACCATTGAAGAATAGTCTTGTGAAATCTGGATTGAAGCACCATTTTGTACAAGATCGAAACAGAGTTGTACAAAATTCTTTAGATATGTATATGAAACGCCTCTTCCAGGAAGACAAAAGACAATGCTCTTGTCTTTAATCATTTGTTTTGCTTCTTCTAAATTAAAACCATCTGTATTATTAGAAGATGATGTGGGTGGTTTTGTAACCACTTTAAAACCTTTTGCCATGAATATACTTCAATTTGATTTGTTTACGTAAACGGGTATCACCCAAAGGCATGATACCACGTTATTTAGATAATGTCAATTTACATACTTTGCAACTTCTGGAAATATAGATCTCCAATTAGTACCTCTAGATTTGTCCAATTCATCACAATATTGAATAGCTAATTGGAATTCTTTTTCATTTCTTTCTTGCATCAGATCATTATAATGAAACTCAGATACTGACTTTACCGATAATGCAATTTTTTCTTTCAATTTATTTGGAAGATTTCTTGGTTTTAAAATTTCTGGTTCAGTTATGACGTTGAATATGAAATTTTCCTTAGATATTAAATTTCTACTATAAAGCCATTTATATGTTTGTAATAAACTTGGAATTGCAAGTAAACTGGGAGTAATTGTTGCTCTTATTTTTCCTTTTTTTGTAATATTCAAATACCTTTGAACATCAAAAACATTTTTTATTGTTGAGTTCCAATCAGTTGGATATCTTAACCAATAATTTTTTTCTTCTAAAGCATCAACACTCCATTGAATGTGAGTACGTTTAAAATTATCAAAATATTTTTTCATAATATCTAAATTCATCAATGTCATGTTTGAAACATAAGACAACATGATTTGTTTAGATTGACCACATGTTATCAAGGCATCTAAAAGTTTAAAATGCGATTTCATTAGCATTGGTTCTCCACCAATCAATTCTACAGTAGCAATAATATGTGAATACTTTACTAATTGATTAACAATATTATTAAATTGATCTTTATCAACATCTGCAATTAAATTGTCTGTAATTGAAAAACCACTAATTTTGCTCCATTTAGGATCTAATTTTTTTAAAGCACTATTTCTAGATGTTGAATTACTGGATTTACATGCATAACATTCTAAATTACAATAATTGCCATAAACATTAATTGATACATGAACAAATCTATTATTTGTTTCTTTTAATGATCCATCTGCATTAAAATTTTCTAACATCCTTTCATTTACAGGAAATTGTTTTCTAGGAGAATCGTTATTTTCATCTTCAAGTTTATAACATTTTTTACAAACAGATTTTAGAAACTCAGTTTTATCACCTAAAAGCATTTCTTTTCTAATTCTTCTAAATTCTTCTCCATCAAAATAGTCAAATGGTAAAGTATTTTGTGGACCAAATTGAGAATAATTTGACCAACAACAAGGAGCGTAATTTTTTCCTGGCAGATTATGAATTTTAGTGAATGGTTGTGAGCAGATTACATCATTATTCATTAAAAAACCTCAATACTATATTTTTCAGAAAATTCTTTTGCATCATTCCAAGTATTTACAATAGGCATTCCACGAATATTGAGTGATGTATTGAGAAGAACTGGACAACCAGTACGTTGATACCAGCATTCAAGTATTTCCCTAAGGATGCTAGAAGACCATGTAGGAACTGTTTGAACTCTAGCAGTATTATCTACGTGAACACATGCTGGGATCTCATCAGGACGCTTACAATCGTATACGAAGGACATATAACGACTTTCTGCTGGCATACGGAAATAGTCTTGACAATATTCTTCCAGAATAGCAGGAGCAAATGGACGAAACTTTTGTCTCTTCTTTACAGTGTTAACTAAATCCTTCATCTGTAGAGTTCTAGGATCCGCTAGAAGACTTCTATTACCTAAAGCCCGTGGTCCAAACTCAGCGGGACCATTTGCAATCCCACACATGCCTCTGTGCAGTAATGTGTCAACGACTTCCTTTGGATTAACCGTTTTTTGAATGTTTTCACCCAAATATGGGGTGAAGATGACTTTACCACCATAAGATAATAAAGCTGCCCCTAAGGAAGCTCCAGCGTCTCCAGGATTAGGCATAATCCACATGAACGGGTGCTCGTTTTGTAGCTTAGCATTCACTACACAATTTAAAGCAACTCCTCCTCCATAACAAATATTATTACTATATTGCCTTGCTCTATTGAAAATTTTTCTCAGTTCCTCATAAAGAACAACCTCTGCACTCTTTGAGTTGTCTTCTGGATTTCCTTCAAGAGAGGTGGAAAAGCCCTTGTGGTTATTTCTAGAGAGCAGTTTACGCGCTTGTTCCACGTATAAGGGCTTACCGAACGCTGCCATACCCATAAAGATGTATTCTTCGTCTAAGGGTCTTAGACCTGCCCATTTCGTATAAGAAGAATACCACAATCCAATAGAACTTGGATACTTCTGTGACCATACTTTTTTATACTTAGCACAACCCTCCACCATCTGAGCATACCAGATTGAAGCAGTATCCCATTCACCAATACTGTCTACGACAACACATGCAGCATCGGAATATGGTGATGTCTGAAATGCTGCAGCAGCATGGGAGAGGTGATGTGAGTAATACTGATTAGGAGTAATGTAGATACTCCTTTCTTTAAATGCACTCTTGTACTGTCCTGCAAACAATTGACGAGTACGCTTCAACCAAGGACGTTCATAGAATGCAATAATATCATCTTCAGTGTGGAGCAGTGCTTCTGCACATACTGGTAGATTTAAATGCTTATCATGCTTTACTCTAGAATATCGTTCTGCATGAGCGGCAAATTTGATCTTACCGCCATTAACAACTGCTATTGCAGCATCATGAAATCCTTCACTTATTCCAATCATGATCAATCATCTTCATAAATGTATGGATCTTGTCTACGAAGTTTCCACAACTTATATTCGCCTTTAATCCATCGGATCAGCTTTGCAATAGGGTTCATGGTTTAATTTTAATAACTTTAATTTGTTCAACAGTATATTCAGTTGGAATGCCAGCGGAAATCATTTGCTGTATTTCTCTAGCACGTTTCTCAGCATCTTCTTTTGATAAATTTTCAAACGCGATCTTTTGATCGATATAAACATTGTACGTCATAACAGTTGCCGAGACGTTATTATATTTAGAATGTCTTTAGTAATCATTTTATGCCCTTCTCTTGTCGGGTGCTTCTTTGGTGCGGATGGATACCGTTTCCATGGTTTTGTCAAGATTAAATCATAATTCAATTCTGTCGTGTGGTCAATAGACATTAATATAAGTGGGACATTTTTAGATTTACAATAGTGTGTGATTGTTTCAACTGCGATCTTTTCTTGTACTTTAAAATAGATATCATTACAAATGTTGGTGTAATAATATTCCCAAAAATCCTGATGGGTTACATTGGGTAATAAATCATTTTTAATATTCACCCGTCTTGGATTAACATTAATTGTTCTCCAAGTTGTGCCATCATGAAACTCTGTTCTGGATGAATACGTTAATTGAATGACTGCCAGATCATATTGGGTGATATCTGTCTCTGTTATTAAGTTTCTGATTATTCTTTGGTTTGATCCACCTGGACAAGCTAGATTTGTTTCTTCTGCACTAAGGTCATTGCAGAGTAATCGACTAAAACGTTCTTGTTCTTTATTCTCAAGTTCTGTCCCATAAGTCCAAGAACATCCATCAAAGTAAATTTTCATCTTTTATATAATTTACAATGTCCTGAAAAATCATGTGGTGCCCTTCTTCATTAGGATGTCTGTTAGGAGCTAATGGATATGATTTGTTATTAGCAAGACTAATATCAAAATGCTCAAGAATAGATGTCTTGTGGTTAATTGTTAATAGGATTAAAGGAATATTTTTAGATTTAAAATAATTTCTAATTGTTAGATTATGAACAAGTTCTTTGTTTTTTAAAAACTCGTCGGTTACAATATGCATATAATATTCTTTCCAAGCATTTTTCATAATATCCATTTCTGTTTTTTCTCCCCAGTTCCACCAAGAGAAACGGGATAAAACATTTTTTTCAGTTTGTTCTGAATTCCAAGACACATAATCATGCTGTATATTCATTGGTATCCAACACCGTTTTGTATAAAATTCTGTTCTTGATGGATGTGTCATTTGTATGACACCAAGATCATAATCAGAAATATTAACTTCCGTTAAAAGTTGCCTTACAATTCTATCATTAGATCCCCCAGCTGCAGCATTATTTGTTTCTTCCGCGCCATAATAATCACATAATAATCTACTATAACGATCTTGATGAGGATCTTTTAATTCTGCACCTTCTGTTACAGAACAACCATTAAAATATATCTTCATTGAACAATAGATCTTGTTGGGGTTCCATTTTTACCCCTTATATATCTTTTCTTCGTACCATCTTTTTTGGGTGTTCGCCAGTCTTCAAGTTTATCCCAGCGTTCTTGAGAAAAGAAGTATTGCTGAAAATACCAGATCTCAACTTCTGTATGGGATTTATCGCGGTTACAATCTTCACAGCAACAAACAACGTTCATGAGTTCATCTGTTCCGCCTAATGCTTGCGGAAGGATATGATCAATTGTCATTTGATCTTTGTTTTGCCCGCAATACGCGCAACAGTTATTCCATGCTTCCTTAATCGCTTTTCTCCATAATCTTATTGCGTCTGCCTTATTGTTCGCTTGTAATTGATAAAGATACTCATCTGGAGAAGAGAGTAACATTTATTTTTATTGGAGAGTTCCAATAGTATCTATAATATGCTGTGCGATCTTTTGATGTCCTAATTCATTAGGATGATTACCATTTGATACAATCAAGTCTTTTTTATCTTTCTCAGGCAAGATAACATTCTCAATGAAGTCATGTCCACGGATATAATAAATTGGTTTTTGAACAATCATAGATTTCCAAATGTTACTGGATTCAACCAAATGCTGATCCCATGCGTCATGAAGCATAAAGACATATTTGATTTTACGAGCGATAAAGAATTGTTCTAGGAGGTAATAATTCTTAAAGAGATTATCAGCGGCTAGTTTATCTTGATAATGTTCAATATAAAATTCTTTCCATCCAGGTGTCTTTTGAATGGTAACATGATAATACTTTTTCTTTTGTGGGTTCCAACCTTCAAACCTTGACATGGGTGCAAGTTGAATGATGGCTAGATCACAGGTTTTATTATGCAAGAACCATTCCATTGTGGTACGAGCGATTGCATCGTTGCTATTACCACAGATAGAGATGTTGTTGCTGGTAGCATTATAATGTTTAGAGACGAGATTACTGAACCGATCTCTTAAACGATAAAGCAATTCATCTCCCCATGTGTATGAATCACCGTTGAACAGGATATGCATAGTGTTTAATAATGTAATCTGCTATTTTCTGATGTCCTAATTCGCTTGGGTGTTTGCCATTTAATGCTGGATAACCGTCTTTAGAATAATCTATGGTGAAGTTTGACTTATCTTCTAAATCCAGAAT